GAAATGAAGAATTTTATTTTTGCCATGTGTGGCTTTTTAATGATGTCTTTGGTTTCGTTGAGCGTGCAGGCATCAAGTGTGGAATCTCCTAAGTGTGAATACGTGAATCCATCGGTTGATGTTGGTCTGCCGGATATTCAGTTTATCACTTTGGAAACGGCTCCGGCTGATTGTGTTGTACTGACCATGACGCATCCCATGTTTTTGGTTGCAAATAACCCGGCTATGATGTGTTCGATAAAAGAGGGAATGGCTATTCAAGGGGTACGAATTAATGTTCCCAAATGTCCGTTCAGATACATCTATAAATCTAAACATTGTACGCATTATAGCTATACCGCATATAGTAAACTGATTACACCATATTGAATGATATCAGCCATGAGTAACAAGGAGTTTGTATTAAGCGTATTTGATAAGAACACCCCGTCTAATCTTGTAGTTGAAAATATACTTTCAAGAACGGGATTGGATGGTGAAGAACCTTTTGCCGAGGAAAATCGGGCAAGATTAGAGGTCGCTTGTGCAAAGCAAATTCCGTGGATGATACAAAATCCATCTTCGGTCAGCGAAAGCGGATTTTCTGTGTCTTGGTCTAATTATGTTGATAGCCTAATGAAATTGTACTCATGGCTGTGCAAACAGTACGGTTTGAAAGACGAACTGAGTAACAAACCTAAAGTGACTTTCTTATGATATTCGCTCCCCACATATTGCAGGTTAAGGTTGTCACCCCGATGGCTAAGGATGAGTTCGGAAGACCTATTCCCGGTACCGGTGGTGAAAGCTGGCAGGAGGTGTGCAAATGCCGTTGTGATGATGTGAGCGCGGAAAAGAAAGTATCTATCAATGGTGCTTTGTATGATTTCAAGTACAAGGTAGTCTTTGACAAGCCGTCAAAGGTTGAAGCAGGTGCAGAGGTTCGTTGTTTGAATGCCGATGGAAGCATAAGAGGTGAAGGAGTTGCTAAAAGCCCTTTGGAAACAAACTATTTTTCCTACAGAGCAATATGGTTGGAATAGATGCAGACTTTTCGGATGTTGACCAGTTCTTTGAGGACGGAACAAGCGAAGTCGTTGCTGGCATGAAAGAAGAGGGAGAGGCATTTGTTGAAGATGCAAAAGCTACCGGAAACTATCAAGACCACACAAAACATTTGAGAGAATCGAATGATTATGAGGTTAATGAAGATGGCTTAATTCTGAAAAACGAAGCTGATTATGCTTCATTCGTGGAATCCAAAGGATTTGAAGTTGCAGGAAGTGCAGCGATAAGGACAGAAAAAAGATTGAAAGATAGATTTGAACGATGATAGTAACCACCGACATAGGAAACATCCTCTACCGGGACTGCAAGATTTTCGGAATAGACATAGTACCAGCAGGAGAAACGCTGACGGGTGAATTGAAGTCCGAAAGGATTGTCATCCACACGAAGAAACAACAGCCGGGAACTTATTGGAAGAAATCTTTCGCAGAAGTGAATCTATGTGTACCCAATTTAAGCGAGAATGAAGCGAACACAATCCGGCTTAACGAACTTGAAAGAAAGGCTGGCAAGCTGTTTGATGATGTAGTAAGCACCTATGATGGTATGACATATCGTTACTCTATTGATTCTATCGGTACAGAAGCGGACACAGCTTTGAAGTGTCATTATGTGAATGTGAGAATTTTGTTTAATGTATTAAATGTAAAATGATATGATTACAGCAGTAGAAATTGACGAACTGTATTATGCAGAACCGATTAAAACGGTTACTACTCCAGCTGCCGGATTAACAGGCGCAGAAGTAGCCACCATCTTGAAAAACGCAGCAACGAAGCGGGTCAAGAATGTGCATGGTGACACGTATCAATATGAAGAAGCAGAGGCAAGTGTAACTCGTTACAAAAACGCTTTGACTGGTGAGTACTACCGGGAAACGTCTGAACCGGGTGAGGTGAAAATCAACTTCACCATTGGTGAGTATGATTATGCTACAAAGGCTGATTTACAAGGTGGTAAAGCCACAGAAAAGAATTGGGAAAGAGGCAAGTATAAGCCTATTCATAAATGTGTGATTGGTAAAACCAAAGACGGAGTTTATGTTGTGTTTCCGAAAGCGGCTATCAATGCCCGTGGCTCTAATACCGATAAGGCTGTCGGATTGGCTGTTTCGGCCGTTCCCCTTTCCACAGGTGTAGATGGATTGGCTTCCGAAAAGTGGTTTGACGAATCGGAAGTTGTAGTGCCGGAAGGTTGATAATTTTTCAGTAAAAGGATTGTTTTCAGATGGCGGTGGGTGGTTGCTCACCGCCTTTTTAATTTAATGTTATGAATAATCAAGCAGCAAAAACGGTTTCTGATGCCCTATTAGGGCTGGATTTTAAAAATGTAGGGATAGGTGGAATCGTTTATACCATCAAACCTCCTACAATTAAAATTATCTGTCGTGCCATTCATCATTTTTCCAATATCGCCCTGCGAGGAGATAATATCATGGAGGCTATTAAAGAGCTTCCTGAAGCTACTGAAGATATGCTGAAAGGTATTTCATGCTTCATCTGCGGGAATGATAGTTTGGTCAAAGAATTGGAGAACGGGACTTTTGAAGAAGTTAGGAATGCTTTGGAGGTGTGTTTCTCTATGATGGATATATCGGCTTTTCAGTGTGTCAGCTCGATGAGGAACGTGTCGATGCTGGCAGCAAGACCGAAACAGTAGGAAACACAACGTTCTTCGGGCAGATAGCCTATTTGATTGACACGCTGCATCTGAGTTATACAGAAGTGTTTGAGATTATCCCTTATAGGAATCTGTTGATGATGCAACGGGATAAATTACACGCAGTATATGGTGGTCAGAAGGTGAATAGAATCAGTGGTAAGGAATTGGCTAATCGTAGGAAAAAGAAATAGATATGGCGAAATTATATTTTAAGGTAGGTAGTGACTGGGAAGAAGTTGTAAGGCTCCGTAATGAAATTGCGAAGTTAAAACAAGAGTTAATGAGCATGGATGGCACGCAGTCTCCTGCTGCTTTCAAGGCTTTAAATGTCCAACTTGCTGCATCTAATCAAAGATTGGATGAGTTGGTGACTAATGCAGCCAAAGCTGGAGCGGAGATGGAAACGGGATTCAAAAGGAAAATCTTCGATGCTTCCCAATCTGTAAATGGGTTCACAGAGAAGATTATCGCTCAAAAGAATGCCATAGGTTCTCTTCAAACAACTATTCGTAAAAATAAGGAGTTATATAAGAACATCGTTTCAAGAGGTGGGGAAGATAAAGAACTGCTTAATCACATCAGCAAACAAGAAAGAGCGCTCGGTAAAGAACGGGATGCTTTATTCAACCTCACCCAACAGCAAGCCGAAGCGCGTCTTTCCGTAAAGAAACTCCGGGATGAATATACACTTTATAAGAATGATGGGAAACAAGTAGTAGAAACTAACGAAGGTATCGCTATATCTTGGAAGAAAGCGCTGGCGGTTATTGGTGGTGCTGGAGTATTAAAGGCATTAGGTTCTGAAATGATTCGTGTTCGTGGAGAATTTCAATCCATGCAGACCGCTATTGAGACTATGGTTGGAAAGGATATGGCAGGACAACTGATTCCGCAAATCAAGGAGCTGGCTAAGATTTCTCCACTTACTATGTCAGATATGGTTGGAGCAGAAAAGATGATGCTTGGATTTAACATACAAGCAGAAGACACTATCAAATACTTGAAAGCCATTAGTGATATTTCTATGGGAGAATCCGGTAAGTTTAATTCGCTGACTTTGGCATTTTCACAGATGTCAGCAGCAGGTAAACTTATGGGGCAGGATTTGAATCAAATGATTAATGCCGGATTCAACCCACTTCAACAAATTTCCGAAAAGACAGGAAAGTCTATTGCTACACTCAAAGATGAAATGTCCAAAGGTGCTGTTTCCGCTGAAATGGTACAGCAGGCGTTTATAGATGCCACATCGGCAGGCGGTAAGTTCTACAATATGTCAGAGAATGCCTCAAAGACTATCAACGGACAGTTGTCTATGATGCAGGATGCGAGGGAGGCCGTGTTTAACGAATTGGGAACTAAGTCGGAGGGGGTCATAATGAAAGGCATTCAAGTGACTACCTCACTGATTGAAAATTATGAAACGGTAGGAAAAGTTTTGGTTGGGCTGATTGCAACATACGGGACATACCGCACCGCTGTGATGCTTGTTACTGCCGCCGAGAGCAAGCATACCCTTGTTGAAATAGGACTTACCAACGCTCGCATATTGGCAAGAAAGGCGCAGTTGGCTTTGAACGCATCCATGCTTACCAATCCTTATGTTGCTTTGGCTACGGTAGTAATGGGGCTAACGGTCACAATGTGGGCGATGTCTGACAGCACAACTGCTGCTGCACGTGCCCAAAAGGAATATAACGACATTAAAAACGCAGCATCTAAAAAGGAGCAGGAGCATAGACAGAAAATAGAAGAACTGTTGACTGCCGCCCGTGACGAAAGCCTGGCTACTCTCACTCGCCAAAAGTCATTGGAGGAACTTCGCAAGGAATATCCGAAGATCTTTGAGCGATATGATATTGAGAAACTGAAATTGGAGGATATTCTAAAGTTGAAGCAACAAATCAACGAAGAAGATGCAAAACAGTCCGTTCAAGAGAGAAAAAACGACTATATCTCATTAAAACAAACGGCTTCCAAACAACAGAGATACCTGCAACTATTTGATAATCCCGATTTGCGTAAAAACATGTCTAAATCTGATATGCAAATATGGAGAATGTTCGCAGGCAAGCAGTCCTACGTACAGGTTCGGGAGCAAATGGAGAAGAACTCCGAGCTTTTGAAGAGATACCAGAAAGATGTATTGGATGACAATATATCCGCTTATAAAGCCAACCTTAAAAACTACTCCAAAGAAAGGCTTGAAGCGGAATTGGAACTTGCTCAATCGTCCGCATCCAAGCGCAACGGTTTTGTTGTAAATGGGATGATGGTTAAAGGTGGTGATTTAGAAGGTGTAATATCTTCTATCAATGGTGCATTGGCAGAAAAGAAATCTCCGACTACTTACAAACAAGATTACGAGAAAGCTAAAAAGGACTGGGAGGATGCCAAGAAGAAACTCACTGAAATGGAGAATGACAAATCCAAGTTTACCTCAAAGCAATATGAAGAGGCTAAGAAACGGGTAGAAACAACTGAAAAAGCCTATATGAATTTGGGCGGCATTACCGGAAGCTCGTTGACTAAGCAGGAGAATCAAGCAGAGAAACTTCGTAAGCAGACTGATAAATATGATGCCCTCCTTGATAAGCAATCATTAGAACAGCAACGTTCTGCCGAAGATTTGCAGATGGAAGTTGATGAAGCCCGAATCAAAGCTATGGATGAAGGTTCTGCCAAGACTATCGCTGAAATGGAACTCAACTTTGAAAAGGAGATGCAGGCTATTGACCGACAAAAAGAAGATGCTTTGCGGAAGAAAGTTGAGGATGCTCGCGCTGCATGGGAAGCTAATCCGAAGAATAAAGGCAAGTCTTTTAATGCCACCGATATAAAGCTGTCTGATGATGAGCAAAACTATTATGATGAACTATACAAGACAGCCATTATCAGTAATGAAAAGATATATAAGGATTTGGCAGAGCGCTATTTGTCTTATGCCGATGAACGTCTTGCCATTGAAAAGAAATTTAATGATGATATTTCAATATTACAGGAAGCCCGTAAGAAAGCGGAAACCAAAGGTGATGCTAGTGAAATAGCCCAAATAGACCGAAGCATTGAGAAGCGTACAGAAATCAAGAATGAAGATATATTCAAACTTGATGCAGAACAATTCAAGAAAAATATGAATTGGGAACAAGTCTTTGGTAATCTTGACAAGGTTTCTACTGATACTTTGAAAAAGTTGAAAGCGAACCTTAAAGACTTTATATCATCTCAAAAGGATTTATCTCCTGAAAGCCTTAAAGAACTGGTAGATGCTATTGAACGGATTGATGATAAGGTTTCAGAACGTGATCCTTTTGAAACTATGTCTATTTCTTTCAAATCCCTCAAAGAAGTCACGGATGCACAGCGTGAAGCACAGAAAGCGTATAACAAAGCTTTGGAAGAAGGTACTGATGAAGAAAGGAAGAATGCCAAAGCCACCCTTGAAAGTGCAAAGAACAGCAAGCAGAAAGCCCTATATGAAGCCACAGATGCTTTACATAAAGGAATTAATGAGATAGGGCAATATGTCGATGCCGGTAATCAAGTTATCGGTATCATGGAAACGCTTGGTATAAAAACACCTGAATGGATGGAAGGAACAATGTCCGGTTTTGGTGAGATGCTGAACGGACTTGGAAATATCGACTTGATGAAGCCTATGTCTATCATCACCGGTAGTCTACAAACCGTTAAAGGGGCTTTGACTTCTGTTATTTCTTTGGGAGGATTAATACCGGGTTTGGATGGTGCCGATTATTCTCACTATAACGAGATGGTCGAGGAATATAACAAACTCAATGAGATATGGGATGAGCTGATAGACAAGAAGCTGGAATACATCAACACATCCTACGGAGCAGAAGCGGACAAGGTAGGCAAAGAGGCTCTTGAACTTGTCAACAAGAGCATTGAGGCGTACAGAATACTTGGGCGTGAACGATTAAACTCCGGTGCGTCTGCCGGTTCTCATTCCATTGGCAAGCGCATGGCAAAGAATACCTCGTCAAGCGACTGGCAGGACATTGCCGACGCACTCGACATGTCAGTCAAAGACGCCAAGGATTTTATAGGTACCGGACGCATGACAGGATTGTTTGACCTGACTACTGAACAGTTGGAGAAACTAAAGTCAGAAGCGCCTACTTTTTGGGCTAAATTAGATGGCGATGTGAGAGATTATCTTGATAAGATTATCGAGGGGGAGGAGCGTATTGAGGAAATCCATAATCAGATAAACAAGCAGCTTACACAAACCACATTCGATAGTGTGTACAGTAATTTCATAGATACCCTTATGGACATGAAAGCATCGTCCAAAGATGCAGCCGAAGACATTTCGGAATACTTCATGCAAGCTATGCTCTCCGAGCAGATAGGCACACTTTATCAGGACAAGCTAAAGAAGTGGTATGAGAAGTTTGCAAAGGGTATGGAGGATGGTTCTTTGACGGAATCCGAAAGAAATGCGTTGAACAGCGAGTATATGGGCTACATTGAAGAAGCGATGAAGCTTCGTGACGAGCTTGCCGCAGCCACCGGATATGACAAGATTTCGCAAGAATCAACATCCCAGTCAGCTTCATCCAAAGGTTTTCAGGCAATGAGTCAAGATACTGGCGAAGAGTTGAACGGTAGGTTTACAGCATTGCAGATTGCAGGAGAAGAAATAAAAAATCAGAATATTATTCAATCTCAATCACTTAATCTACTGACAGTAAAAGCAGATGCTCTACTTTCCATAAATACGGAAACAAGAAATATTGCTGATGATACGAGGAATTTGATAGCGCAATCTTATCTTGAACTGGTACAGATTTCAGAAAATACAGGGGCAATCGTCAAACCTATTCAACAGATGCAAAGAGATATAGCAGAAGTTAAAAAGAATACAGCAAAATTATAGTCTATGGATGAATTATTAATTAATGGCGAAAACGCTTATACAACATGGGGTGTGAGAATGGGAGAGGGGTTTCTTGATGCTATTGGGGCATCCGCTCCCATGAAGGATTTTATTGAGAACAAAAGCAGACTTGAACATGGGAAGCGGGTAATAATCAATAATCCGAAAGTCGATGAGAGGGAAATAACACTTTCTTTTACAATTGAAGGAAATTCCCAATCTGATTATCAAGCAAAGAAAAAAGCTTTCTTCGATGAACTTTATAAGGGCAAGGTTGATATTCAAGTCTCGGCTAATAGTAGCGAGATTTATCATCTGGTTTATCTCGGTAAAAGTATCACTTACGCACAGAGTTTAGACCGAACTTTCGGAAAAATTTCAGCCAAGTTCAATGAGCCGAATCCGGCCAACAGAACTTAATTCACGACATTGGTTTTATTGTCGTGTATGTGAGTGCTCAAAATTGGGCACTCTTTTTTTTATCTCCGAACTTTGAAGACATGAAACAAATCGACATCAAAGACATATCCGGTGCTATCCTGCTTACAACTCTGATTAATGAAGGCTGTAAGCGTAAGTTCACTCTGATGAAGGAGGACTACATCACATTAAAGTTCTCCTTGGATAATCCCATATATTTCAAACTTGGCTCATACATGGAGTGTGACTTCGGACTGTTCGAAGTGTGCGATTTGCAGAAGCCCGCATTCAACACCAATACCGCCGGCTACGACTATGAGTTTCAGCTTGATGCCTATTATTGGAAATGGAAAAACAAAATCTTCAAATATACCCCGGAGACGGCCGGACAGGAGGCGTCCTGGAACCTGACTGCCCCGCTTGACGTACAAGCCGGTATAGTCCTGAGAAATTTAAAGGCTCTTGGTTACACATACAAAGGACAGGATTTTGTTTTCTCCATTGACAGTACGGTAGAGAACAAATCACAACTGATGTCTTATGAGAACATCAACATTTTGGATGCCTGTTTCTCCATGGCGAAAAAATGGGATTGCGAGTGCTGGATAACCGAGAATATAATCCATTTCGGGCGTTGTGAGTTTGGCGACGCGGTGGACTTTGAGATCGGGAAAAACGTGCAGGAAATGCCACGATCTGAATCCCGGTCCACCTATGCGACAAGAATCTATGCTTTCGGCTCGACAAAGAACATCCCTTTTAACTACCGTCCGGTTGATGAGACCGTGGTTGTGAACGGTGTGGTGCAGCGCAGGCTGATGTTACCCGAAGGAACCCCGTACATAGACGCTTATCCCAATATGACCACCGAGGAAGCCATTGAACAGGTGGTTATCTTCGATGAAGTCTATCCCCGAAGAACGGGCACCATGTCGGATGTTACTACCATCGAGGTGACGGACAAGGTGGAGAATGAGGACGGCACAACCACTGAGGAAAAATGGAATGCCTACCGTTTCAGGGATACAGGTGTTAACTTTTCCGAGAAATATATCCTCCCCGGTCAGGAGCTGAGGATACGTTTCGCGTCCGGGCTTCTCAACGGTCTGGAGTTCGCCGTGAAGTTCAATCCTGAGGGAAAGCCGGAGAAGCTGGAGGACGGCGGCTGGAATCCCGATGCACAGTTATGGGAGATAGTCAGGAATGAGGACTACGGCAGACCGCTTCCCGGCGATGTGCTCTTTCCCCAGGATGGAGATGAATATGTACTATCCGGCTGGGACAGCACGAAAATAACCGAACTGGGGCTTGTGGGTGCTGCAGAACAGGAACTGAAGGTCAAGACGGAAAAATACGCTTCCAAATCAAAGGTTGACCCGAGTACTTACGACTGCACGATGATGTCCGGTGACGCATACCGCGAGGACGGCATTCATAACCTCTACAGCATTGGTCAAAAGGTCAACCTTATCAACAAAGCCTATTTCGAGAACGGAAGGAAGTCAAGGATTATCGGATTTGAATTCAATCTTGACTATCCCTTTGACTCACCTGTCTATACTGTTGGGGAAACCGCCTCTTATTCTCGTATCGGCGAGCTGGAGGAGAAGGTTGAGAGCCTTACCCTGAAAGGACAGACCTATACGGGCGGTGGTGGCAGCGGCGTGTATGTGATTGGAAGCCACGACTCAACCCCGGCGACAGACCATAACGTGTATTCCGCATTACGCTCGTTGAAAACTTTTCTTTGTAAAGATAAAGAAGATATCGCTAATGAGCTGATCACGTTCCTGAAAGGTTTTTTGGTTGGTAAGAATGGTAGTGGAATTACTGTACTGGAAGATGGTACCTCTCAAGCCGTTGTTGACCGGCTTTATGTGAAGATTAAGGCTGTCTTTGATGAACTTGAAGTGAAAAAGAAAACGCATGTTGGTGGTGAGCAGATCATATCTCCGGCCGGAATGAAGTGTGTCCGTGTGGAGGAACTTGATGAGAGCTATCGCTGCTTTTTTTTGTCGGAAGTCGATGGTATTACAATCAATAACGAATTTACAGTCGGTACATTCGCTTTATCTCAAGAATTTAATATTAAAGAAGGAACATCTCACAATGTATCCAACCGCTACTACTGGCGCGAGGTGACAGGAGTAGGAGCTGACTATATTGACTTGAGCAAAACCAATGCCGACAAGGACAGTGATATTCCGGTTGCCGGTGATGATATTATTGGTTTGGGACACTTGACGGATATCACTCGTCAGGCAGCTATAATCCTTTCTTCTGTTAATGAAACTTCGCCTTCCATTATTTTCTATCAAGGTATCAACTCTTTCTCTCTTGCCGGGAAAGAAGTCATCGGGCTGGGCTTTGACAAGTCCACCGGACACGCCTATATCAATGTGTATGGTGATGCCTATATCGGTGCCAAGGATGAGAGCACTTACATCCGTTATACACAAAAAGGCGGTGTTGATATCAAGGGTATGTTCCATATCGAGCAGGGTTCCACCGGATGGCGTAATATGGAAGGTCTTCCGGATGAGATACAGGCGGCGGCTGATCTGGCCCAAGAGGCTAAGGATGCGATAGACAATGCCGCCGTTGGTAGTGTCAATCTGTTGCGCAATTCTGGATTTACGGGAGATTATGAAACAGAGGACCTGTCTGCCGCTACCGAGCTATCGGCGGATACCGAACTTTTTAGCAAGCAACTGGAATATTGGACGGGAGTGGCTACCGTATCTGCGGACAGTGATGCCGGCTCCGGGTACTCTGCCGCAATCGGTAGTTTGTCCCAGTCCGTATCATTGATTAAAGGAGAAAGTTATGTTATCAGTTATAAAGCAAAGGGTACGTCTGTGTCTGTTTCGTGCGGTTCTTTCAGTGTTTCTCAACCTCTCACATCCTCTTATCAGAGATATACCCATAAGATCACCTTCAATGGCAGTGGTATATTTCTTATCAGTGGTACCGCAACCGTTTGTGACCTTCAGTTAGAGCGTGGAACCATCGCTACTGACTGGAAGCCTTCAATTCTTGACAATGACAAGGCAACAGCCGGTTTCCAGTCAATCAATTATATCGCCAGCGCGATTAAGGATGGTTCTGTGGACATCCTTGGCGGTTTGATATTGGCCAATATGATCCAGTTAGGCAACTACAAGGATGGCAAGATGCAGAAGGTCACCGCCGGAGTTAGCGGCATATACAATGACGATGATGATGTGGCATTTTGGGCAGGTGGCACGTTACAACAGGCTATATTGACCGTGATGAGGTTTCGTAATGATCCTGATTACCGGCCTACGGATGAAGAATGGGCGAATATGGCGAACTTCGTTGCCACTCATGGTGGCGATACGTTCTTGCGTGGCTATATTTATGCCTTGGGTGGTAAGTTCAGAGGTGTGGTTGAAGCCTTGGGCGGATTTTTCCGCGGAAAAGTAGAAACATCTGTTGACGGGAAACGCATTGTCATTGATCCGGATAAAAATACTCTTGAAATGTACACGACTGAAGGACATACCACCTTGATATTAAGGTTCGACACATCATCGGACGGATGGGAATATGGTGATTTGATTTTGCGGAAATATGCAGGGGACCAATTGATACTAGAAACGACTGTATATCCGGAACGTATCAGAATACAGAATTATGTAGAAAATACGGATATCATTCTTAATCCCAATAACGTATCCTTTTATGGTTCTAAAGGCGAAACGCTGTTAGTCGGAATGAAACCGGTATATAATGGAGTGGGTGTGTATAAGCATGTGGCCAATATTGATTGCAGTAATTGGCCGGGGAAAGATGATGTTTCGTCAGGTCAGGTATATGTGGAATATGAGACAGTAGAAGGAGTCGTGACAAACGGGACTTTAAAAGTAAAGAAGTGATATGGAACTGAATAGTATTAACAAGACAGGTACTTGGAGTGAGGCGGCAGACCGTCTTAACAACAACTTTAGTAAGACTTCTACCGAACTAGAAAAGGTCAAGCAGAACGGTATCCGCAACAAGGGATTATTTTCTACTCTTAAATTGCTGGAAGAGGCTGTTCCATCTCCTGTTGTGGGTGACTGGGCTATTGTGGGGGATACCATACCGGGCCCTATATATGAATGCAAGATAAAGGGGAAATGGAGTCCTACAGGCACGACAGGAGGTGGCGGAAGTGTTGACTTGAACGGATACCTGACAGCCGAGGAGATAGACGATGTAACATCAATATTATAAGAGTTATGATAAGAATTAATTATCAGTCCGATTTTAAAATCATAGAGAAGAGCCTGAATGGAGATATAAATACTCCCTTCCGGTTTACTTACCGCACAGTCCTGTCGGGGTGTGTTGTTGCGGAGTTTGACGGGCACGGGTACAAGAACTGCCGCAGGCTTGATGATGGTGGTCTGCTGGTCATTTTTGGCAGGCATGGACTACGTCCCGGTGCTCTGTCGGTCAAACGCGAATACTATCTTTCCGATGCTGATTTTGCCGATGGCATCTGCAATCTTGTATCGGTGGAGAATACAGGTGTTATCCTCGTTGCCGGAAAGACGGATGAGAGCACGGCGGAGATCATTTCCTATCCGGATTATGCCGCATACAATGCGGTGCAGAGCGTCCCTCTGTCAGAGAGGGAGTATGATGATGTACTGAGTGGTTTTGTACCTCCTCTGCCACCGGAAGAGGAAGAATGATTTAATAGTTAAATAAATAGTTACATAAAATAATGATAGCTTAAGTTCCCCCGGAACTTAGGCTAATAACAGGAGATATTATGGTAAAAATGCATAAACTGACCAAGGGTGGACAAACC